AAAAAAAGTTTTCACGTCGACCACAAGAAGGACTTCAAGGAAGCCGAGGGCGAGACGCTGACCTGGGGCAACAGCGTCCACAAAGCCTTTCACCTGCGGATCTCCAAGGGAGAGGCTTTTCCCAAGGGGATGGAGCGGTTCGAGGCGTGGGCGCTCAAGATGCTCGCCGGCTCGCCGCATCCGAGCATTACGCTTCTCACCGAGCAGCAGCTGGCGATCAACAAGGACTTTGGTCCGACGGCTTGGTTTCTCAGCGATGCCGAGAAGCGCGGCACGGGCGCCCCTTGGTACAGCGGCATTGGCGACGTCATCAAGATCGTCGGGCCTGTGGCGCTGATCGTCGACTGGAAGACCGGCAAGATCCTCGAGGACTCGCAACAACTCGCGCTGATGGCCGCGTGCGTGTTCGCGCACCATCCCGAGATCATGAAGGTCCGCAGCATGTTCGCGTGGCTCAAGGAAGACGCGGAGACCACGCAAGACTTCCACCGCAACGACATGCCCGCCATGTGGCGGCACTTGTGGCCACGGATCGAGGCGCTCAGCAATGCCGTCACTAACTCGGATTTTCCCGCCAAGCCGGGCGGCCTCTGCAAGAGGTGGTGCCCGGTCACAGTCTGCGCCCACAATGGCGAATAAAGAGCATGTCGTCTGGTCCAGCGACTGGCGCGCCCACGTCATGGACAAGGGCGAGATGAAGCTGCGGATGCACTGCGGCAAGTTCGCCCCGCTGAAACTCACCATGGTCTACGGCGCTGAGACTCAGCGGTGGCAGGTGCTGACGCAGTTCATGCCCGAGGATGCGCCGCCGGTGCTTCTCTCCCAGGAGGATCTGGACGGGTTTCCGAGCGACGAGTTGATCGCCACGGCAATGCTGGTGTCGGCGTGAGCAGGGCCAGCCAGCTTGAAGCCGAGCACCGCGCCGGCAAGGAAGCCATCAACAGGCACATTCTGGACGAGGTGGCGCGGGTACTGCTGGAGAAGCATGAGCGGGCGCTGCGCCGGAAATTCAAGCACGTCGTGAGCACGATGCTCGACAAGGACGGCGACATCTGGCGCGTGGTGGTGACGGTCCTGGCCAACGACAGCAACTGCTATCCGCTGGCCTGTGACCTGTTGGGGTTCCCGAGCGACGAGCTGATCGCGCAGCTGATGCTACTGGATCAGTAGTGGCCAAAGGCAACACGCCCGAGGGCAAGGTCAAAGCGGCCGCCAACAAGATCTTCGCGCTATACCCCGAGACCTACGTGTTTATGAGCGTCCCCTACGGGTACGGCAAATCGACCATCGACTATCTCGCCTGCCACTACGGCGAGTTCATCGGCGTCGAGACGAAGGCCCCTGGCGAGGAACCCACGCCGCGGCAAGAAGACATCATTTGGGACATCAACACGGCTCGTGGAATGACGTTCGTCATCTCAAGCGTCGACGGCTGCGGCCCCCTCGCCGCCTACCTCGAACTGGTCAAACAAAATGCTACCCGTAGTCGTAAGTCCTAAGCACAAGCTGGTCGGCGTCCCGTACGCGGAGAACATCCGCAACCTTTTCCCGACGGCGGCGAGTATCTCCGTCTCTGGTGGACATCACCTACTCCTGCCGCATGCGCCGACGGAGACTTTCCTCCTGCGGAAGATGGGCTACGAGGTCCCGAGCCCAATCCTGACGCACTACGATTGGGCCGGCGGCTCGCCGTTCAACTCGCAGAAGTCCACCAGCGCCATGCTCACGCTCGAGCAGCGCGCGTATGTGCTCAACGGCATGGGCACCGGCAAGACCAAGGCGCTGCTCTGGGCCTGGGATTACCTCCGAAGTAACGGCATCTGCGGCAAGCTCCTGATCTCGGCGCCCCTGAGCACGCTGAACTTCACCTGGATGCGCGAGGTTTTTAATACCTTGCCGCATCGGAAGGCGGCGGTGCTCCACGGCTCGAAGAAGCAGCGTCTTCAGAAGCTCGCCGATCCCGAGATCGAGATCTTCATCATCAACCACGATGGCCACAAGGTCATCCTGCCCGAGCTGCTGGCGCGCAAGGACATCAACGTCTTGGGCATCGACGAGCTGGCCGTGTTCAGGAGCGGCGCGTCGGGTCGCACCAAGGAGATGTGCCTCCTAGCCAACTCGATGGAGTGGGTGTGGGGCATGACGGGGTCGCCGATCCCGCACGAGCCCACCGACGCCTGGGCGCAGGCGCGCATTGTGACACCCTCAAGGGTGCCGAAGTTCTTCGGCCGGTACCGCGAAGATCTCATGACCAAGGTCACCGCGTTCAAGTGGTTCCCGAAGCCGGACGCCGTGGACAAAGCCTACGCCACGCTCCAGCCGAGCGTGAGGTTCACGCTGGACGACGTGGTGGAGCTGCCCGAGATGATCGAGCGCTTCCTTGACGTCGACATGGGGCCGAACCAAGCGAAGATCTACAAGGCGCTGATGGACCAGTGCTATGCGGCGGTCCAGACGCAGGAGATCACCGCGGCCAACGCCGGCGCCGTGATGATGAAGCTGCTGCAAGTCTCGACAGGCTGGGTCTACGCCAAGGACAAGAGCGTGGTGCCGCTCGACAACAACAAGCGCATCGAAGCGCTGATGGACGCGATCAGGGCGACCGACCGCAAGGTGCTGGTATTCGTGCCGTTCAAGCACGCGCTACAGGGCATCTCGGACGCGCTTACCTCGGAAGGTATCGAACATGCGACGGTGTCGGGCGACACGGCGGAGCGCGATCGCGGCCAGATCTTCAACATGTTCCAGAACACCGGCAAATACAAAGTCCTCGCCGCGCACCCACAGTGCCTGGCGCACGGTATCACGCTCACCGCCGCCGACGTCATCGTGTGGTTCGGGCCGGTGACGTCGCTCGAGACCTACGACCAAGCGAACCATCGTATTCGCCGCGTCGGTCAGAAACACAAGCAGCTGGTGCTTCACCTGCAAAGCACGCCGGTTGAGAAGAAAATCTACAAGATGTTGCAGGGGAAACAGAAGGTCCAGAACGCCCTCCTCAAGATGTTCGAGGCGGGCACACTACTCACGGCAGAGATTTAGGAGGTGGATATCATGGCCGACATCAACACGCGGGTGGCCCAATATGTAGCGTTGCGCGACAAGATCAAGGCACAAGACGACGCGCATAAAGTTGCAATGAAGCCGGCCAAAGAGACCCTCGAGCAACTCAACTCTGTTCTATTGGCCCACCTGATCTCACTCAGCGTCAATAGCGCCAGCACGGACGGCGGGACCGTCTACCGCACCGAGAAGAAGTCCGCGTCGCTCGCCGACGCCAAGGCCTTCATGGACTACGTGATCGCCAATCAAGCCTGGGATCTGCTCGACCGCAAAGCCAACACGACTGCGGTCGAGGAGTTCATCAAGGGGAACGCCGCACCGCCGCCCGGTGTGAACTTCTCCTCTACCTACGTCGTCGGCGTCCGCCGCGCATAACAGGAGCTACTCTTCTATGAACGCACTCGTCATCCCCCCGAGCTTCACCCCCGGCGCGGTATCGTCCCGGTTCGCCAACGTCCCCCGCGACGACGACATGGGCGCCGGCATTGCGGCCGGCTTCGGCATCCTTGGCTATAAGGGCAAGGCCTGGACCACCAAGTACCGCGGCACCGACACCACGCTGATGCGTCCCGACGGCGACGGCGCGATGAACTCGATCGACGTCGTCATCGTGAAGGCCTCGGCTCACGTCTCGAAGATCTTCTACGTCAACGGCTATGTCGAAGGCTCGACCGCCCCGCCGGATTGCTACTCGACCAACGGCATCGTGCCGGCTCCGGGCTCGACCAAGAAGCAGTGTACGGCCTGCGCGATCTGTCCGGCGAACCAGTGGGGCTCGCGCATTACCCCGGCGGGTAAGCAGGGCAAGAGCTGCTCGGACAGCAAGCGGCTGGCGATTGTTCCGTTCCCCGACGTCATCAACGAGGGTCTCGGCGGTGCCATGCTCCTGCGCGTGCCGGCTGCATCGCTGCGGGACATGGCGGCCTACGACGACAAGATGAAGGGCCTGGGTTATCCCTACTACGCGCTCGCCACGAAGATCAGCTTCGATCCGGCAGAGAGCTATCCGAAGTTCGTGTTCGCTCCGCTGGCGCCGCTCACCGACGCACAGGCCGACGCGATCCTCGCGCATCGGGATAGCCGCGCCGTGGCGACGATCCTGGCGGAAGGCAGCGAGGCTCCGGCGGTGGAGCCAGCGTCGGAGGCGCTCCCGACCGCATTCGCCGGGCATGTTGCCCCGCTGGCTGTGGCGGCTCCGGCTCCGGCTCCGGCTCCCGCTCCCGCTCCCGCTCCGGCTCCCGCTCCGGCTCCCGCTCCCGCTCCGGCTCCCGCTCCCGCTCCCGCTCCGGCTCCCGTGGTTCAGGCTCCCGTGGTTCAGGCTCCCGCTCCGGCTCCCGCTCCGGCTCCCGCTCCCATCGTTGGTGGGTTTGGCGGTGCGCCGGCGGCTGCGCCCGTCGTGGCCGCCGATCCGGCGGTTGCGCAACCCGCGACGGGAATCGGGTCCTCCGCCTTCGAGGATGCACTGGACGCCCAGCTCAACGCCCTCCTGCCGCCAGCCGCCTAAGCCCTACGCGGGGACGGTATCCGCCGTCCCCGCGCCCACCTTCGGCTGACAAGAAGCGGACGCATGCAGCACGCGCAAGAATACCTTGCCAAGGTTTTGCCTTGGCCGCAGGAGGGCGAGCCCCCTGCTTACGTCAACATCCACTGGACCCTCACCAAGCTGAACTCCCACACCGGCAAGCCGATCTGGACTGGCCGGGCCTGCCGCTCGCCGCAGGAAGCCGCCAACACCGTGAAGTGGGCGCTGTCGGGCAAGGACACCAAGGACATCTACGTCTGCATGTCGTCGCAGTACGAGTGCCTGGAGAAGACCTCGGCGCGCGGCGCAAAATATCTGGCGCCGATCCGCTCGCAGGAAAATGTCGCCGCGCTCAAGAGTTTGTTTTTGGATCTCGACGCCAAGGGCGAGGACAAAAACTCCTACGCTTCGGTCCCGGACGCGGCCGCCGCGCTCGCCAAGTTCCTCGTCGACACCAGCCTGCCGAAGCCCTCGGCGATTGTAACCTCTGGAGGGGGCCTTCATGTATATTGGGTTCTGGACCGCGCACTCACAAAAGACGAATGGCAGCCGCTCGCCTACGCTCTCGCCGAAGCAACTAAAGTCCACGGTCTCAAATGCGACACCGGCTGCACGATTGACAGCGCGCGCATCCTGCGCGTGCCGGGTACTCTTAACCGTAAGCTGGATATCCCTCGGCCTGTCGCTCTTGCTGGTGGTCGGACTGGTGACAGCTACAGCGTGGATCGGCTTGATCGGGCTCTAGCGCCGTTCAAGGTTGCGATCCCCGCCGCGGAGGTCAGCGTGCTGCCGCGGCGCCCCGCCATCAAGGGCGATAGCGAGTTGTCGGCTGGCATTGACCGCGGCGCCTCGGCACCCGTGGATCTTCCCAGCGTCGCCACGCAGTGCGGCTTCATCCTCGACGCGATGACCACCAACGGTGCGAACAATGCCAACCCGCTATGGAACCTCACCACCCTCATTTCAACCTTCGCTCTCAACGGACGTAACGAAGCGCATCGCATGGCTTCTGGACATGTCGGATATACCGTCGGCA